TACTTCGAAACCAGCGGCGGTAGTCGAGCAGAGTACCTAGAATTAGTAGGATATACAGACTACACCGCCAGCAGCACCGTCACGGTTGCCAGCACCGACTACGATATAGTTGAAATTCAAGTAGAAGACTAATGAGAGGTACAGTTAGAGTATATCAGGCATATGACGAGAAGCCCATCTTTGAGGAATCAAACCTCATTGTAGATGGGTTCAAAGAGCATATTGTAGACATCATGACGCGCGTGCCCGCGCCCTCGGCTGTATCCGCTGATGTGTCGGCATCGTACAATACCTCTAACTTCACCGTACAGGCGATGTCCTTCTCGCCAAACGAATCAAACTTCGATCGGATTCACTCGCTCGCGTGCCTTTCCGCTCATGTAAATGCGACGGGCGGCCTTACAGCGGTCGATCCAGGGGACGGAAAGGCGTGGTCTTATCGAGAGGATATTCCTAACCCAGAGTTCTCTGCGGTTAACTGGCGAGGTACTCCCGCGTCTAACAGTATCCTAACTAACGGCACATTCTCATCAACCACCGATTTCTTCAGGAATACTACTTTTAAGGATTATACGGTAGACTACACCCTTTCAGGGTTCTACGTTAATCAACTTCTATCTTTGTACGAGCTTCCTAACTGGCGGATTCAAAGTGAGCTTCGCTATAACCCATCTTCAAATGAGTTTGAAGATACCTACGAGTACGGCTCCTGCGCTCGGTATGATATGAGTGCCAATCTGCCTGATGTGTCTACCATTTATGCGGCGCTCTCGGGTACGGAGGCGTCATCCACATACGCGGAACCAGACGACGGTATTCTGTACATTCGATCGTTTGCCCCGTCATCTACAGGTGGCGACAGTTCGGGCGCTGTGGTTCTTCGTCAAACTGCGTCTGTTTACAGCACGGACATGGAGCCCTGGGTTTCCATTGAGGACGAGACGGCGCTAGATGTTGTAGCAGAGATTAAGTTTCAGTTTAGCTCCATCTCGGGCGTGGCTGGCGCGGAGATTCATGTAACCGCAAAAGATACAATTACAGGAGAGTCTTACAACTTCGGAACGACCCCAGAGTATAGCCGACACTCCTGGGGTGGCGGTGGATCCGCCTTGGTTGTGAATGCTTCGGCAGATGTTTCAGGTACGGTCTCCAAATTTATTAACGTGCCGAAGAGCAAGGTGAAGCACCCCCTTGAGATCTCTTACTCTTTCTACTCGAACTCAGAGTCCGATCAGTTAAACTGCTATTTCTGGAACCCGTCGCTTCGAATCATTGATGATTGGTATGTGGGTAATATTTGGTCTGGCGGTGATTTAGCTACCATTAGCGGTAACGACTTTCAGTCGTCGGGGATGTTTATTGACCTAAGCAATGTCAATAGTAACTTCTCGGCTACGGATCTCAGCAATATTACGTACATCTCACAGCTTGCGAGCATGGCACCTTCAAAGGTGTACTCGTACCTTTTTACTCTAGACCCTAACTCTAATGCTTCTAATGAGGATTTCTTTCGGGGTGCCGTTCTTAAACGGTACGTTTCGAATGTGAGAAACCAAGGGCGTTATAATTTGTTAGCAACGCCCGCTGCCTCTGCGTTAAACGAGACGAGATTGGACGGTCCTGCATATGCAATATCCCCAGAGTTAAACCGCAATGCTGTCTTTACAGACTATGACGCGCAAGGCACTTTAGTAAAACCTTCCGACTTGTGCTTACAAGTTTCATCTTCAGTCTCAGGAACCTTCTCCTGCTCGTCCAACAGAACCTTTATATTCAACGGAGAGGTGTGTAAAGAGTTTAACAATGGATTATCCGCCGCGCCCGTAGGGTTTATTCTAGAGACTTCCGGTCTTGATTCCAACGGAGATCGTTTAAAATTTAACTTCGAGACGGGGAACTGGGTGCCGTCTGGAGATGGTACGGTATTGGACTCCTCTTCGATTTTTAACGCGGGCCGATTCTCCCCGTTTGAATCTACGACCATCAACCCAGTACCCCTGATTAGGGAAGGAGTGCCCCTAAACTCCGAGGGGGCTTTTGATTTTATTCTGACCGTAAGCGCCCTAGGCAATCACCCCGGATTCGTTAGATCTCTTCGAATGGATTCTCTTGCGCCCCCCGCTACGCAACAACCAAAAGAGCTATTCAACTTTAAATCCTCTGTTGCAAATTGCTGGGCTCGTCCTAACGAAGAGACCAATGTATTTTCAGGACTAGTTGCGGACGATGTGGCTGTGCCCATGAGAGCCAATCCTCTTGATGACGGCTCGGTTACTGGATATTTGGATTTCCTAAACGAGCCCCCGATAAACTTATTTGCGATTGAAGGAATGAATATTGCACCAAGTAGTATTCATTCCAACGAGTCTGTTTATCAATTTATGATCTGTAGGGATACTTCGTCCCATGGAACAGGCGCTGGGGAACTTTCGAAAGTTACGGGTGCATACTGCACAGACGCTGCACTTACTTTCATTGAGGACGAGGTAGAAGAGGACACTCTTACCTCTGAGGTTTATTTTAGAAACCATCGTCGTGATATTATAGGTAAGCCCTACATCATGATGAATACGTTCTCATCCCTATACGGAACTGACGTTGTTCGATCTTCATCTTTCGGTGTTTTGGAAGCCCCCGCACAATTTTATATCTGGCCTGACAGATCTACGGGGATAATATTGTCCGGTAATCCAGGCACTACGGGAGCCGTACCAGAGGCTCCTAACATGTCTTTGTGCCAGTCCTTCAACCTGAGCGATTTAACTCTTCCTGTAGATTCAGAGGGGATGGCCTTTTCAATAGCTTACCAGGCTTTCAGCACGGAAGCTCTTGTCGCTCTAAAATGGTCGGCTAATGCCAACACTTCTACGGGTAAGGTTGTGCATTGGGACGCCACTACCTCTTCTTGGGGGGAGTGTAAGAGAGGCGAAGAAACTAGAAACGACTTTACGTTTGCAGTTTCAGGACAATTCAGTAACCTTCAGGAAAAATTTACAAGAACTCCCGTGGTGGATATTACTAATCAAGATTTTGATGATAATACCGTCATTACTTTTAGTATAGTCACAACCGATTTTAGCACTGCAAAGCAAACCATTCTTAACGATTGGCGGTTTTATAATGTCACGGCTTCTGCGATGTTTGATCTCGGAGCGTTTCCTGCGCCCGAAGAAACTACGGTACAACCTGCCAAGCTTCCTGCTGGACGCCTAGGACAGTTCACTAATAACATTGAGATCCCCGTATCTGGTATATCCGAGGCTCGTGCGTTAGGTTCAGCTAACTGGGGACCCGACCCCGCAACCTCGGCACTGTCAGGGTCTACGGGTGTAATTGCGAGCACACATAATATTGCAGGTTGTGTAAACTCTGATGGGTTTGTGTACAGCGGGCAAGGTGATGCCAACTTCAACCTGTCGGGATTCACCGTAAGCACTACGACAAGCTCCATCGTCCATACGATTGATCTGTCCGCGACGGATGTAAACTTCTTCGATCTACAAGGCGGTATTGGAGCGATGGGTCTGTGGGCGTTTGATATTGATAAAACCTACGCCAAGCTCCTGGATAACGGGTACAGCCTAAGTTCTGTCTACGATAAGCCCGGATCGTCTGGAGAGCTATATAACGTAACAGATACTGATCGCAATCCTGTATTTAAATTATTAGCCAAAAAAGTTTTTAGGCAACCTATTACAATTGCAAGTGGACTTACAAATCCATCTCTTCGAATTGTCTGGGAGATTAACTTCTTATAATGGAAACAATACTGAACTACGAAAACTCGGCACCTCGCGGGCATCTGGAGATCCTCAAACTTTACCCAGACGGTCGCGAGGAAGTTCATTTTTCTGAGCAGAATGTTATCACCTCAGGCATGGGCCATACGCTTCTCAAGGCTTTCTCCAGTCCTGCGGTGGATAATATTTCAGGATTTCAGATCGTATACTTTCAGCTAGGCGTGTCTGGGGCGTCGAGCCTTCAGGTCTCGGGCACAGGACAACTTTCCTCTGCCCTAGCGTCAGGGGATTACGGCACCGCCAACTTCCAACTAAGCATTCATGATCTAAGCTCAGGCACGCCAGCCGCAGACCAAGCGTTCGGAGTAATCCCGTTCCCTTATATCAAGAAGATCAGCCCAACTCGTGTGATGTATCAAATCTTTGTGGGGGATCAAGCTTGCGAAGGAGAAACACTCAATGAGATCGGTCTGTTCAGCCGAAACCCTGACGGCTCTGCGACCGATGGTAGCTACTTATGCGCCTATAGGTATTTTACACCGTTAGAGAAGAAGGACAGCTTCTCTGTGCTATTCCGATGGACAATTGAATTCTGATGAGCCCGCTATACGAATACTTTGATGTGACAGGAGGAGGTCAGACCCTTTCAGGGTATGCCTTCCCCGAAGTGCATAAGTTTGATGCAAGTTCTTTTTATAACTGGGAGCAGGATAACCTTCCTGTCCTAGACTTGGAGACGCGCTCCAACGTGCTCCGTCAATATCTGGGACTGACGGATGTTACTGGCGTAACTCTCACCGTAAGTGCGGACGCTCCTAAGTCTGCCTCCGCTCTAGGCGTATACCAAAATGTTCAGGATGCATTAGAGGTTGTGCCTCGTAGGCTGCGGTTCCCTCTTTTGATCGAGATCTGTGATTACGGTAATCTCGGTGACCTTAATCTTGCGGATATTCACTGCGAAGGTGACGGCGCTCTTCAGATTGAATGCCTCCAACTTGCGAGGAGTCATACATACGGAGATGTATCCACTGTCCAAGCTACTACGGAGGCGGGTCCTTCGGGCGTAGTTCAGACTATGATTACGTCGATCCACGACCAAACCGTCGTCCCCCCTGGCACTTTTTCCCCTTACGCGGACTCAAGTATTAGTGCTAATATCGTAACCACCTCTTCAACAAACCTAGGGGTTACGTGCTTTTCCTTGGAAGGGTGGAGCCGGAACGGACGCATTTTTACTTCCGTCTTACCTGATTCACAAAACGAAGCTCAAACGATCACGTTCTCCCCTCAATACAATCGAGATGCTTCTTCTCTGTTTCCTGGAGGTTCGTTAGCGACAGCGAACCATGAGTATTCTTTAGGTTACTACACTACAGACGAGGAATCGACGATTGCTCTGGACCCTAGCCCCAAGACTAGAAACGGCGCGGGTGAGTCTTTGATTGAGGCGCGGGATGTTCCCGTTGCGGTCGATCCAATCCAAAGTGTTTGGTGGGGGGCGTATTTCAATAAGGTCGAGATCAAAAATTGCTCCAAGGTTAAGCTAAAGAACGTTTGCATTGATTCGGCGTCAGGACTAGATTCCCAGTACCCTAACCAAATGTCCTACCTGTGCGACACGGGTTTGTACATTACGAACTCAAACGTCTTACTTGAGAACACTGCGATTTGCCGCGTTAGAAAAACGGGCGTCAATGTGCAGGACTCCACGGTGAGTATCAGGGGCGACTTCCTCATTCACCGCGTGTATGAAAGGAATCTTGACGGCACTCGCCCCTCCGAAGGCGTTGGTCTCTTTGCAACCGATTCAAACATCGTGTTTAGCCCCGAGGATTCAAGCAACCTGTATGCCTACGTTACGGGCTATGGCGCTATGAGAAACATCTCAAAGTGCGGGGTAGGCATCTCTCTTAATAACTCCTTACTTACAGGCGGCGCTATCAACTCAAATACAGTCGCAGCCACGGGTCAAAATGCGGGTGTACTAGATGCGCGAACCACTCGTCTGTACATTCACAACAACCAAACGGGTATTAAGCTGGTAAACTCGGTTTACGATCTGGATGGCCGCACTGAAGTATTTTGCAACATCAATGGAATTGAAGCATTCCAATCAAACCTCACATTCCAACAGTTCAGCGTAGACACGAATCAAGAGAAGGGCTTTTACTTAAATCACTCTAATCTTTTCTACGGGAAAGACTCAGACGATCTTAGTGGGTATTCAGCTTTTAGTGGAACCACCAAACCAGGCTTCACTTGCGACTACAACGGCATCAACGTACATGTCGATAAAAATTCTTCCATCGCCCCGCATGACGGCGTAGAGTTTGTTCCTTTGATGGCGCGATGGGGCGGTAAAACAGATCGAGTTAAAACGGGAGCGGATATGTGGATCATGAGCAATCATGGAACATACGGGTTAGGGGCTTACAAGGCTCCGAACATCATCCTGAATAATAACTCTGATGCTGAGTTCGTCAATCTATCCGTCGCTTTCAATGGAGCGGCAGCGGGCGTTGCAGGAGCGTGTGTCCAGGTCAGCGAAAACTCTCAGGGAGTCTTCCGAGGAACCGAGCGAGGCGCAACCTGCTTTGGGTCCTACGGCACTGTTACTCTCAAGAACAACTGGACCACTGCGGCTGTAGCGGCTCTAGACAACTCCGAAGTCGTCTTTACAGGTCCGACCAAGATCGCTCGTGCAGGTGTTGGCGTTCTCGCTCAGAATAACTCTCGCGCCGCGTTTGGACCTCCTACAGAAGATCACACCGTATGGACTCCTGCATACGAACGTTTCGGTCTATCTTCGACCGATAACCACACCAAGGTTGATATTCACGCCAACCGTGCATGCCTAGTCGCGAATGAAAAATCTCTGATCGAAATCAAGTCCCTGGGCGGTAGCTCGCTTGATGCGGACAACTCCACGGACATTAACCAAACCTTTGACGCTTCCAGCACTTTCGTATCAGCTACCTCAGGAAGCTACATGCGCTTTTCTCCTAACGGATTTACAGAGCAGTTAAGTTCCACATTCTATGGGGCAGATAATTTTAGTCTGTTTTCACGAACCGATGCCGCGTTCAGCGACAACGATCACAGCGGAGTGACCACTGGAGGCATGTGTGTACGTGCTGTAGGTGCGAGTAAAGTCGATGTGAACATGGTTAATTTCCGCATAGGAAATGATGGCTTACCTTCTGATGTCTCTGGAGTTTGTTATAACTACAACGGCACGGGCTGTGAATATGACGGGTCGGCTGCTAGTGGAGTTGCTGCCTCCCCTGCGTTCAATATTTGCGATCTGGTTACCTCTTGCTGCGATCAGACTACCACTGTTCCGACAACTACCACCACAGCACCCACAACCCCTGCTACTACAACTACGACTACGACAGTTACAGGGACAGTCATACCTCCTACAATCCCATCCCCTACGGAAACCTGGAAGGCTAATATCTATGAACCTGTTGTGACTATGAGCCAAGAAGGGGCTGATGTGGAAAACTCGACGTTCTCGGGAGTGAATTATGAGTTCTCCTGCATCGGCTCCCGAATCCATATGTGGAACATCGCTGATACCTCACGTATGCATGCAGCTAACTTGCTTCTAAACGGCCAAAATCCCCAAACAAACTGCATCAATAATAATTACCACGGCCCTACTGGGCGATGGCAAAATGGTGCTGCCTGTGATTACTATGGTAAGTTCGGATTCGCTGCCAGCGCCCTTACTGAAAAAGGGCTAGGGTCTGAAGTTAACGGGTTCTACAACTTAGGAGTTTTCCGAGTGGTCGGGTCTCATCGCGGGTATCTTAAGACATATTCTGAGGTTGATTATCAAGGTCTTGCCCTCAATACTCAAATGACGCAGGGGGGTTCTCCCATGGATCAAGTAAATAGCCAAGGCTATCAGACAATGTTTGATCTGGCTGTTAACACTCCTGGTGCAGAGGACACCCTCTCCTACCATGTTGGGCTAGAGCCAGGATCTGTGTCTGGTGCGGAGCCGGTCTTCGGTCGCGGTCTAGCTGGGCAGGCTGATGAGCCCGGAAAAATTAATGGCGTCATGACTCATGCCCGCATGGTTGAAGGTCAAGGAATGAAATGGGACGAGGGTCAGCTACATCCAATCTTCCCATTCCCACCTCTACACTTGGGATGGCAGGGCTACATTCGAAACTGGTTGGATGAGTCGGCGGCTAATGTATTTGCCAACGCTAGGCACGGGGCTAGTAAGAAAGTAAACCTTCTTTCGATCTATCGAGCCAGCACCTCACCGAGCATTGGTGGTGAAGGTAGGGATACAAACTCGGGCAACCCCACTTTCGGCCTGGGTGTAAGATCTCTAAACATGTTTGATCTAAATCGTCTTGTCTAATGAACAGGTTATATGAATACTATGAGGCTTCTGGAGGTTCGCAAGTCATTGACACGAACTATGTTGATGTATTTCATTATGACCCAAGCACGTTTTATAACTACGAGCAAGACAACTCGTCAATCACAACCCTAGAGTCTCGCTACGACTATCTCAAACAGTTCGCGGGATTTCCTGGCAGTCAGGAATACTCTGGCGTTACCCTTGTTGTTTCCTCTTCTGCGGCTACAGACCCTAGCGCAGGCGTCTATCAAACAGCGCAGGAAGCTGTTGATGCGCTGCCGAGGATTCTAAACTATCCTGTTCTTATCGAGATCGCAAGTTACTACGAGCTTGGCGCACTCTCTCTCGTTGGCATTACCTGTGAAGGACGAGGCGCTATTGAAATTCGGGGACTGAACTACGCCTCAGATACTGAAGCGCAGGTTAGCGGAACCTTTACTCGTGACGGCGTAGTTTCAATTCTGTCCGTGGAATCCACTGCCTTGCAGCAAAGTATCTTAAATGCCAGCAGCACTAGAACAGGAGATTCTACCTTTGACGCTTCGCTCTGGGCGTCTGGAAGCCGCGCATTTTCTCAGCTATCGCCTGATTCGCAGAAAGAATGCCAGCAGTGTGAGTTTATGGCGTCATCTTATTCCACGCCCGGTGGAAGCAAGTTCGCTTTTGGCTTTAGTAGCGGACCTTCAACTTTCTCAACTGGAGGGTATACAGTCATCGCGGGCGCGGATCCAGTCGTGAGTGCTTCAATTACTCCCTCTTCAAACGACACAAGTGCTAATCTGATAGAGTTGCGTAATACGGTACAGGCGGGGGATACTGCAACTGCTCTTCTTTATGGATCTTTCTTTAGTTCGATTTCTATCCGTGATTGTAATCGAGTAAAACTAAAAGGTATTTTAATTGACGGTTTCGATAATGTAGGAACATCGGCAACTTACAGCGCAGACGTAGGACTTAAACTAAACAACTCCGATGTTTTGTTAGAGGATTTTGCCGTAGCGCGCTGCCGAACGAACGGCATCCTTGCGACTAATAGTAAAATTAGTTCGGCTGGGTCTCTGGTTGTTCAGAGAATTGCTAAGGTTGATGATAGTGTTCTGGACTCTGAGGGTCGTGGGGCTGGAATTAACCTTTACAATTCAAAACTTGTTTTTGATACATCTTCTGTTTCGCGCGCAGGGCGTCATATGCGTATTGTAAGTGACGGTATGGAGATAGGTATTAATGCAACTAATTCTCTTATCTGTGGCGGAACTCGCGATCAAGAGAGCACTAATACGTACTCTAAGAATGCGGGAGGCAGCGACACAATCACTGCTCACCTTCAAACCACCCGACATAAACTAGGACTCAAGCTTAAAAACTCCGTTCTGGATTTCGATGGGCGCTTAGGCGCTTTCCTTAACCTCTCAGGCGTTAAGGCAGATCACTCAAAGATCTGCCTCCCCCAGTTCAGCGTAGACGATAACCGAGACTACGGCTTCAAGCTAAACTCATCTGATCTTCTGTACGGTAAGCATGCAGATTTCATTGGACAGTTTGGAGGCACTTCTGATAACGTGTCTGGCTTTCAGTTCTTCCATTGTGATTACAATGGCATCAACGTTATCGCGGAAAATAACTCTAATATCGCTGTACACCCTGATGTAGAACTCTTTTCTAATGTCGGGTCCTGGGGAGGTAACACTCCGCTAGATTCTTCTGATACTGATGTGTCGGCTTATTCGTTTATGAGAAACGGAGGTCTACCAGGAAATCAGCCAGCGCCCGCGATCACATTAGACAGCAACTCACGAGGGCATATCATTGGCCTTGCATACACGGGAAACTCTTTAAGCTCCGTGCGCCAGGGTGCAGCGGCTCTCGTAACTAGAAGCTCTAACCTTGTTCTTCAAGGCTTCTCGGACAGGTGGACAGCCATTACCTCGAATGATGTTGTAGATAGCGCGAAGGAACTTAGGTATCTTTATGTATCCACTCCTCTATACGCGAAAGGATCGTCCAAGATTAGTTTCATCGGGCCAACCAAAATTTCGCGTTGGGGCGTTGATGCTCTATGCGAGGATAACTCCGAGATCTATTTTGGACCGCCTACCGAACTTATCAATGGCTTGGATACAGCTAAGTTTGGCCTTGAGTCTTCGGCCAACCACACCCAAGTAGAGCTTCACTCTAGTCGCGCTTGTTTAGTTGCATCAAAAGACTCTAAAATTAGAATGTTTGGTCTTGGTGCGTCCGCTGATACCTCATCCTCATACGGCCCAATCGTTGAGAGTAACAGGTTTATCGGGGCAACGTCGGGCGGTTACATGGCGTTCTTCCCTAATGCTTTCTCAGTGGCTACTAACTTAAGAGCAACAGACAGAGCGGTCGTCCTTGGGGATGATCTTCGACGTTTCCAAAGAGACTCAGGGCTCGTGGCAGACATCTCTGAGCAGCCTAGTGGAAGCACGGGCGGAATGTGTGTTCGTGCCGTTGACGGTAGCGACGTAGATGTTGAGCTAGTTAATTTCAAGTTTGGAATGCCCGCCTCCTCCGTGTCAGGAGTGATGTATAACTGGCACGGATCGGGCACCGAGTTCATTGACGATATGAACAACTTTGGCCCCGCTTCCTTCACCACGGACACTTGTTGGATCGCGGATCAGTGTTGTATCTGCCCGGGTGACACTACGACTTCGCAAACTACTACTACTACTACCGCTGGTGGAGGACCCACGACTTCAAGTCCTACAACTACGCCTCCCACCACCACAACCACTACATCACTTCCACCTCCCACCACGACAACTACTACTACAACTACAACTACAACCACTACTACACCTTCAACCCCCTCCACAACAACCACTACTACAACCCCCTCCACAACCACAACTACTACAACCACTACTACAACCACAACTACTACAACCACTACTACACCCCCAACTACTACAACTTCAACCCCCTCCACAACAACCACTACTACAAGCCCAACAACCACTACTACAACCACTACTACACCCCCAACTACTACAACTTCAACCCCCTCCACAACAACCACTACTACAACCACGACAACTACTACAACCACTACTACAACTACAACCACTACTACAACCACTACTACAACTACTAGCGTTATTGAACCTACCCCGACCACGCCGGGCGAGGCTGGCTCCCCAAACCCGTTTGAAGGGGGAGGCAGCCAGTTCGCTTACGCTGAAGATGGGGATTATCTTACAGCAGACGACTTCGTACTCTCAGGCTTTGGTTCTAGGATTCATATCTGGAATATTTCTAATGATTCTCGTCTTCGAGTTTTTAGAACATTCTTAAATGGTAATGATACAAAAACTGAAAGCGTAAACAATAACTGGCACGGTCCAACTGGTCGGTGGTGGAACGGGGCAGCGTGCGACTACTATGGAAAATATGGATTTGCCACAGAGAATAAGTATACTTCATCACAGTTTGATAACCATGGCCCATTCCGTCTAATGGTTGGAGGCGACGGTGATCTAAAAACTCTCGAAGAGACCTCTTATGCTTTAAGCGGTTCAGGAACTTATATCTTAACTGAAACCTCTTCTCTAGATGGTGGTTCGCCTTATGACCAAGTAAACGCGCAAGGTTATCAGATGCCTGCGGATTATGCTTACAGCTTAAGCGATATTACTTTCGCTCAAGCAGTAGGAGATTATGATTTTACTGATCTCCCGACGTATAGCTACACCTCGGCACTACCCGCTTTTGGCAGAGGGCTCGTAGGATATTACCAGGCTCCGGGTAAGAATAACGGGCTAGTAACCCACGCAAGAATGACTGAAGGTACGCCTCTAAAGTGGTACGATGGACAGCTTCACCCAGGGTTTGCTATCCCTCCTCTTCGCCTTGACTGGGAAGGGTATTTCAATAACAGGCTTGATGAGTCTGCTGCATCTCTGTTTGCAAACGCCAAGCATGCAGCCAGTAAGAAAGTAAACTTACTATCCATTCACAAGAGCACAGATACTGAAGGCGGTATCGCTAGAGATACGGATACTTTCCTAACTTCCTTTGGAGTTGGTGTGAGATCACTAAATATATTTGAACTGAATCAGTTAGTATAATGGCAAACATTAACAGAGCAATCAGGCTTTATCAGCCGAACGATCCTTATTATTGGCAAGTCGATAACTTGCCTCTTACTGATTTATTAGATAACGACATTGTTCTTGAAGAGCGTCTCGGCGCTCTAGAAGCGACCGTAAGAGGTTTTGGAGATAGCAACAAAGGAGCTTTCCCTTTCACAGCATTGGCCGATCTAAAGGCATGGGTTGAGCCTACAACGGGAGCAACCGAAGATTTTGGAAAGGTTTACGTTCGTCCTGGAAAATTTAACGCCCGCATGCAGCTTCCCGCGAGTCGAGAAAGTGGTTGGCGAATGATGCGAGATAGCGATGCTAACTTCAACAACACCTCTTTCGATGGAACCCAGGGACTAAATTCCACGACACTTGCGGACGATTTTGTTCGCTTTACCCGAGGCGTTGGCCGTACCTCCGTAGTGGAACTCTATCAGAACAGCGACGGCTCTGATAAATCCGTCGTGATTGAGTCTTTTGATCCTTCGGAGTTCAACGCCAATAGTGCGCCTGCGGAACGTCTGGATCTAGTTTACATTAAAGCCACAGGCGCGCTGGATACCGATCATACAAATATCGGCATTCCACTAGCGTCGGTTGGCATTATCAAAGGCGCGTATTTCAGGACAGACGAAGCTGCGGGAGTTCAAGCTAACGGAAGCAGGTTTGAGACTGAGACTGGGCGTTTGGCGGGTCGTATGACTGGCATGGCATCCTCGGAGATTACTACTGGTACGAACTTCGGCAGCGTACCTTCGCCCGACGACCTTACGAACTTTGCATGGCACCCTCAAGGCGGTGGCCGAACATCTCAGGGCGTCATTCTAGGTCAGCAGGTAGAAACACAAGCTGCATTCACGCTTCCCGTCGCTTACGTCCGAGTTCCTCAAGGGTATGTTACGGGACAGCCAATCCCTATTGAGAACGTACTTGATATTCGTCCGTTCCTTCGTAGCACTGAGCTTACCTACAACGAGCGCGCTGCAATCCTCACTTCTAATAACCCGGCTGGTTCGAACCCGTTTGTAACTGATTCGCGTCTGATGTTTGAGGTCGATCGAATCGACCAGAAAGTTAGTGAGCTTGAGGGTAAGGTTAATCAAAACACCGCGAATGTAGACGCCCTCAATAATACGGTAACTGAGGTCGTGGAGGATGTAACTCAGCTTAAGGTAGATGTTCAGGGCACTGCACCTGGACCTACTCCGAATGGTCTAAACCATGAAGGGCGTATTGCGGCTCTGGAGAACTCAGTGGGCGGCGGTATTTCGATTCCCGTAGAAAGGCATAAGTTCCTACCCACGCAAGAGGTTGTATTTCAATTTGGAAGGGTTAGTAACTTGGGTACTGCCGCCAATCCTAGGGAGTGGGATATTACTACTAAGATCCCTCCTTTTGATCGTCAAGGAATTGTGGCCGTGCAGTTTAGAATTCTTAGTGACGGAGGAGGTAATGATACCGACGACGTTAACCGAGTATACATGCAGGGAGGGTCTCTCCCGTTCCGACTAATTTCGATGTGGGGAGTCGCACAGTCGGGCGGAGATCTTCGAAGGAATTATGGAGGTGTCAATACTTTCTACGCCCCTGTAAATAAATCACTTGCTAACGGCACCGTAGTTCTACGTATTCAGACCTATGCAACCGGAAGCGATGATGTTAACCACACCTTAATTATTGATGGCTACATTACTACGGAATATAACTCTTAGTGTTTGTTTAATGCTAACTCCTGCATGCCAGTCCCTTGAAACCATGCTTTATGGTGCAGGAGGCGCTGCTGCTGGATCCGTCGTTGGTCCTGGGGGCGCTGCTGCTGGCGCGGCAGTAGGTATCGGGGCTTCGCAACTACAGCAGGCCGAACGTGCTAATGTTGATCTTAAAAAGCAGGCGCAACAGAATATTGCGGCTCAGATTCCTCAAAGCCCGTGGCAAGCTTTCGTATCCAGCCTGAGTGCATTACTCCATACTTTGGGTTGGTGGTACGTGATTATCTTTATTCTCGTACCCCTTGTAACGAAGCGAGGAAGAGCCTGGGCAAAGAATTTTATCAGTCTATCGGATACAGCAAGTAAAAAAGAAGTAGACGAATATACGAACCGACTAAATAAACTAGAGGGAATGATTTCCACTCTCGATAAGGAACAGGAACAATGAAATACCTAAACAACGAATCGCAATTCACTCGCGTTTCCGATGCACACGCTAAAAGCCTCATGGAGAGCGCGGGCTATGAAGTGCCCTCCGAGGAGGAAGTTCACGTTGACGTATATGCTTTCGAAGATGCTCGCTTCGCCCTGACCGAAGAGGTCGTTGAGGCTGAAGACGGTCTTCACTACATTCGTCTTCAGGAGCTTGATGAAACCTTCACCGTCTCACTTGATGAGAGTGGCGAAGAAGTCCTCGTTGAGTTCGTTGAGTTCGATGAAGTTGATTACATCCTCGAAGGTGTTTTCGAAGACGGCGACGGCAATCTTTATGCTTGCATGCTTTCCGAGTCCGACTTCGCTGATGATGAAGAAGTTGACGAGGCATACGACGGCGATATGAAGAAGGAAAAAATGATGCCCGGCAAGCCCAAGCCAGGCATGGACAAGCCAGGTATGAAGGACAAGAAGAAGGACAAGATGAAGGCTATGATGGCCGACAAGATGAAGGCTAAGATGGGCGACAAGCCCAAGCCAGGCATGTCCGACGACGACGGCGACGAGGACTGAAGACATGGATAAGAGTATCATGGCAATGGCTGATGATATTCTTGGGGGTGCCCTTAGCAGCCCGTCCAAGGCTCAGTCACAACTTTCTAACCCTTACAACGAACCGGAGCTTCCTGAGCTTTCGGACAAGCTACGCGAGAGTATGATGAACGAATCCACAAAGCATCTCAATGAGGAGCAATCTTATGACGAGGCCGCTCCTAAGAAAAAGATGAAAGCGGTCGCCAAGAAGAAGACGGCCAAGAAGAAGTCGTGCGGCTCTTCCCGTCTGGGGGAGGCGCAGGTTCAGATCCTTCTACAGGCTCGCGATATTCTTCGTGAAGTTACGGGCGTTGGCGGTATCGGAGTCGGTCCTCAGATGACCGCTTCTCGCGCCTACAGCACTCACGGAGCTGATATGGGCAAGGACACTGTAAAGATCGAGCCCGTGGACAAGGCTCTTAGCAAGGTTGAGAAGGGCAAGGCTAAGAAGAAAAAGAAGGTCAAGAAGGAGTCTTTTGAACTCTTCATCGACGCTATTCTTAACGAAACCCAGGAGATTAAGTGATGCTTATTAGAGATATCTTTTCGTTCGGAGAAATCTCCCTTCTTTCCGAAGGGAAGTCTGGGGGACCCATGAAGTTCAAAGGTATCTTCTCTGAGGCCGAACGTCCGAACGGCAACAAGCGCATCTATAATCGCCCCCTTCTTGAGCGTGAAGTAAAGAAGCTTCAGCCGAAGATCGAATCTCGCCAACTTCTTGGTGAGCTTGACCACCCCTCCGATGAGATTGTTCACCTTGGAAACGTCTCTCACGTTATCACCAAGCTTTCAATGCAAGGTAACCACGTAATGGGAGAGGGTGAGGTTCTGAACACACCCGCCGGAAAAGTTCTTACAGAGCTTCTGAGGGCGGGTGTTAAGTTAGGTATCTCATCGCGAGGTACGGGTTCGATGGACTTAGACGAGTCTGGTTCGAATTACGTCGTAGGTGAGAACTACAACATGATTACTTTCGACATGGTGTCGGAGCCGTCTAGCCAGGACGCTTTCCCTTCCCTTTCCGAGAGTAAACAACTAAACGAACTCCGTGAACCTATCGTGGAAGAGCTTGAGCATTTTCACAATGATCGGATTTACATCACTGCACTCAAGCGGCGGCTGGGCAAACTTTAAAAATAAAATACACTCGCATCAGCCGTATAGTACATACTCGTAGCAACCCAAGATTATCATGAGCACAAATCTCGATAAATTAGTTGAAGCACTCCCCGAAGGTCTCACCGAGGCTGGAATCGAGGAGGTAGCTTCTTTACTCGATGAGGTCGTTGAGGAGCGTGTTGCGGAAGAGGTTGTCATGATTGAGACGAAGGTCAAAGCTTTCCTTCGTACCAAGATTGAGGATCTCAAAGAATCTGCGCGGCAGGAACTTGAGTCGGAAGACAAGATGGTTCGTGCCTACAAGGTGTTCGAAGCCATCAAGACCATCGTCGCTGGTGAGATTGACGGCGAAGACTTCGGTAACGCCGTCGCAGTTCATGAAGCAGCAAACGCGAAGTTGCAGGATGAGCTTGAAGCCGTCCAAACGCAACTCAACGAATCACTTAAAACAGTCAGCCTCCTGGAGTCCAAGTTGGACCATCAAGAGACTGAACTTAGCCAACTCTCAGAGGCACTTGTTGTTGAACAGGAAAAAGCCGAAGTTCCTTTCAAGTCCTCAGAGTCGGCGGTCATGATTACCAACGAGAATCATGAATCCCAAGGTCTTCCCGATTCGGCTCGGGAGAATTTCTTCCTGAATGAGGACGTAATTCGACTGTCCAAACTTCAATAAGGAGCTTTTAAATTATGTTAAACAAAGAAACATCGCAAACTCTAGTTGATAAGTGGAGTCCGATTCTCGAAGGTGTCAGCGACTCGTACACTCGTGAGACTACCGCCGTCCTACTTGAGAACCAAGCTCGTCATATTCTGAACGAGTCTCAAAAGGATGGAATGCTCTCCGAGGCGACCCCAGGCGCAGGGCCAACTACCGTTGGCTCCATTGGCACGTTCCAGAAATTTGCCTTCCCACTTGTTCGTCGGGTCTTCCCCGAACTCATTGCTAACAAAGTTGTTGGCGTTCAGCCCATGCAGGGTCCTGTTTCCCAGATCTTCTATCTTGGATACGACCGCCTGACTGATGAGCGTCGTCAGACTATCTACGGCAAGTACGACCTTACCTACGCTCAGCGGACCATCCTTGACGCAAGCTCTCAGTACGCTACTGGGTCCTCGCTCGATGACCTTGTTGATACTGGCGAGCTTTCGGCGCTGAACACCACGAGCGGCCTGCTCTCTGGTGACGTTTCGCGTCCTTCTGCTACCGTTGGTGGTCAAATTGCTTCGTTCCCCCTTTCCTCGACGACTGTCGGCTTCGACGTTTCGAGCGGTGAGGTTCTTGGTAAAACAATTAACTTCCCCACGGGACTTAGCACACTTGCAGATATCTCTGCATTTGACGCTACTCCAAACGGAGTAATCCCTGAGATTAACTTCCATATCGAGCAGCAGCCCGTTACTGCCCGTACTCGTAAGTTCCGCGCTCTGTGGACTCTTGAGGCGGCTCAGGACCTTCGTGCTTACCACAACCTCGATCTTGAGCGTGAACTTACTGACCTTCTCGGTAAGGAAGTTGCCCTTGAGATTGACCGTGAGCTTATCGAGGATATGCGCGGTATTGCTTACGACATCACTGGTGGTGGATTCGAGCGCAGCCTGATGGACATGCCTAACAGCAACCTGATTACGGGTGCTGGTCGAAATGGTCAGGCTTTCGATCCTAGCTCGTTCACCTATGACATCACTGGTGCTGGACAGGCTCCAGGCGGCGGTCTTTACCAGACCCGCAAGAACGTCTTCTTCGTAGACTTTGCTTCGACGGCGCTCAACCTTGCTCCCCGTCACGTTGGTCAGGCTTACGCGAACCTTCTCGCTACCCTGAACTTCGCTTCGCAGGACATCTACAAGACGACCTACCGTGGTGCTGGTAACTACATCATCACCTCTCCGTTCGTCGCTGCTATCCTTAACTCTGCCTCCAAGCTTGAGGGCGGTGTCAGGGCTGGTAACTGGGAAGGTCAGCTTGGCGCAAACATCAACTACGCTGGTAAACTCCAGGGCATGTTCGATGTCTACGTCGATCCTCTCTACCCCGATGACGAAATTCTCATGGGTTACAAGGGTAGCTCCCCAATGGACGCGGGCTTCGTGTACTCTCCGTACATCCCACTCCAGATGCTTCCCACGATCACTGATCCTGAGACCTTCCAGCCCCGCAAGGGTCTGCTCACTCGCTACGGCAAGGCTGCTGTGACTCCCGAGTCTCGCTTCTTCCGTATCATCCGAATCATCGGTGCGGGTAGCAACTTCCTCTTCCGTCCGGGTGCTGTTGGTGGTAACTCCTGAGTAATCCCCACTAACTAACTAATAAGAGAGCCGTGCTTTTTCAAGTGCGGCTCTCTTTATTTCTCTATATACATTGGAGGATATGTTATGAAATATATTAACACCCAACAAACGCCCGTTCGGTTATGGACATCCAAAGGCGTAATTACACTGGACGGTCTTTGCACCCTTGAACTGGATGAGCTTGTTTCAACTCCTAGCTTCGTTAAAGTTGAAGGCGCTAAAGCCAAAGCCCCTGTTGTAACCGAAACTACCACTGAAGAAACCACCGTAGAAAAAACGACAAAAGCTCGCCGCCGCAAGACCACTACTGAGAAGGAGTGAGTAGATGAGTTATAGGCCCTTCAAACCTCAAACTAGGTATGGCAATACTTTCGGTCAAGTGAGCGGAAGTTATTCGATCCTAGAGCAATGGGACTATCCTGGCGATGTCGATTACGATAATATGAATCGTCGTCGATTTAAGAATGAGGCCCATTTCTCAGATTTCTATGAGTCGATTAAAGATTTTGTTTTAGCGCGCTTAGGCTTTCCTGTTGTTCGAGTAGAGCTTACGGATTTTCAGATCCAGACGGCAATTGACGAGGCTATCTCAAAGCTAGACTACCATGCACCTGACTGGTGTACTCAATTCTGCACCTTTGCAACTAGGAGCGGTGTTTCTTTGTACGAACTACCTTCGGTAGTAACAAATAACTTTAGAAACGCAGTATACCGAAAGAATCTTTTAAGTCTCAGCCAAGGTAATGGAACTCTAGAGTTTGATTTCTTTATCAAGTACTTTCAAGATAACTTCTTATTCAGGGATTTCTCTGTAGGAGATTACTATGTCACCATCTCACACCTGGAGATGATGAGAAAGATTCTCGGTAACGACGGTACGTTTAATATTGTAAACAATAAATATCTAAACATCGCACCTCCTCCCACCATTGCTGAAGAAGTTCTTGTGGAGTTCAAGGCGATTGATAGTACTTCTCTGCACCCATACTTTGTTAACTGGATTCAGCGATTCAGCCTTGCTATCTGCAAGGTGATCCTGGGACAGATTCGCGGTAAGTATCAGCAGTTGCCTTCTCCTGCTGGAGGCGCGACGTTGAACGGCGATGCTTTGATAGAACAAGGCAATAAAGAGCAAGAGCAACTTGTCGAGCAGCTAATGACCGAGATTGAAGAGCCTCCCGCATTTAGTACCTTCTAATGTCGAAAAGAAAACAGTTCAGAACGAATCATGAAATCGTAGGGGACACCGCGTCGGAGTTCAACGATATGTTGAATCTATACGACCTGGAGAACCCCGACATTGAACTGTTTAATATGGTGGACGACGAGCTTATTCGTCTTGGCGGCTCCAAGATTCTGCTGTATAAGTTTTTCCGGCGAGAGAGTATGGCTGACGATCTGTATGGAGAGGCTTCCCAGAAGACGATCTCTAATACCCCCGTCGTACTTCAAGGCCATTACGAGCCTCAGGCGTTAGAAGAAAACCTTACTGAGTTTGGCATCGAAGTTACTAGCGAGCAGATCTTTACGTTTAACAAAAGTTATATCGAGAAACTTGTTGGACGCCCTCTCATCCCAGGAGATATTCTACAGCCTCAGTTCCAAAACCTCAAGTACGAAGTCTTCGAGGTTCAAGAAGATCAGTTCGATGTTTATGGCGTTTATCATCTAAGCTGTGCTGCAAGGGTCCTTCGCGACGATGAAGATATTCTTCGCACAGATGAAGCTTTCCCGCAGGATGAGGTGTACTAATGGCTGGCGCATACTGGACAATTGATGCGATCCGTGATGAGATGCAGGCATTGCGAGACACTGCAACGTTTCAAAAGCCTGATTTCTATCGCGCATTTACACGACGAATCAAAGAGCTTTTTGGCGACCTTCAAGTTTTGAAAGGCGATGAGACGCTGCGTACTGTAGACATCATTTACGCCAACCCTGAGCGAGCCATCGCTAAGATCATGGAGGGTAAGTCTACTCAGCTACCTCTTCTGTCTTTGCAACTAGATGGCATTGAACTTGCCAATGATCGTAGAAAGCCCATGGAGGCTTTGGTCGAAAAAAAGTATTGGCTTTCTGATAAGCAGAGAGCCGTGCGTTACATGGCGCTTGCGCCTGTGGCAGCAAACTTATCCTTCGCTGTCAATATCTGGGGTAAGTACGTCGAAGAGGTGAACCAACTTACGGAGCAGGTACTTCTCAAGTTCCGTCCTAACCTTCCGATTGATATTCGACCTGATGAAGTCTACCAGTCCTTCATCAAGGATGTGTCTGATTCTTTTCAGGTAGACATTGGTGATAAAAAAGATCGCGTTCTCAAAAGGATCGTTCGTTTCAATGTGGAATCTTACATACCAAGCAAGGTTTTTAAGTTTACCAATACAGGAGAAATCGTTACGATGAACTACGAGGTCTACCTCGAAGAGACAAACGGTCTTGAGACATTGGAAAGTTTTCTAGGTAAAGGAGCCCCCTTGCCTAAATCAAGTTAAAAAAATCTACGTTACCTGGACACTATCCTGTCTAAATACAATAGAGGTAAATCTAATGACCAATCACGTAAAAATCAAAAACCTAACTCACCAAGGTCTTGAGATTGTTGCACGCCAACCCTCTGGACAGTACGACCACATTTGGTTGGAGTCCAAGAAATCTGTCGTCATTCCCGCTAACGCCGTTACTCAACTCATTCGGAATATCGAGCAACGCCAAATGGTGAAGATTACAAACGTCTAATAGGAGAACACTAAAATGCCCGCATATGTAAGCCCCGGAGTCTATGTAATTGAGAAGGACTGGTCAGACTACAGCCCCTCTCTAAACTCAACAAACGTTGGTGTAATGGGTTTCGCCTCTCAAGGTCCTACCGGAAAGGCAACCCTCATCACCAA